CTCAACATCGAGATGGTCACAACCAACTAGAAAGGCAAGTCATGCCAGCAACATACATAACTGGTCGGAATCTGACTTTGAGCATCAACTCGGTGTCATACGCAGATCAGGCATCAACCGTCACACTTGAGCGCGAAAACAACCAGCAGGTTCTAGAAGTCTTATCTGGTCGGGCTTACAAGACCGTAGACAAGACCGCCACACTAAACGTGGAACTATACCTTGACGATTCAGCATCAGCTGGAATCATCTCGGCACTATGGGATGCAGCCAACAGCGCACCTGATACATCACTAGCGTTTAGCTTTGATGTAAACGGTGACACATTTACTGGCAACGTATTCCCGGTATTCCCAACCGTTGGTGGCGCGGCTACTGACGTACTAACTACCTCGCTATCTTTTGTAGTCGAGGATGGAACAGTTACAAGAGCGTAATAGAGAGAACAGGGCAACCCTTATGAAGTACGAAATCACTACACAACAGGGCAACAAGTACGAAGTGCATGACGATAATGCATGGCTATGGATAGAGATCGAAAGAGAACTCGGTTACACAGTCAGGCAGGTTGCGCAAAAGATAGACGATGGCTCGCTGGATGTGATCACCTGTATGTTGTTTAAGGCTGCAAAGTCCCAAGGCAAAACACAGATGCCAAATCAGCAGGCTTGGGTTACAAATGAGTTTGATGGTTGGGACGTGATCGAGGAAAACCCAAAAGAGAACTCGCAGACGGACTCGTCAGAATAGCGGTAAGCACCGGGATTCCCTTGTCTGATCTGTACCAATGGTCACTCGCTGACATAAATACGGCTTTACAGCTGATAGCAGAAAGGAATGGACATGGCTGAAAGAGTAACAGTTAAGATCCAACCTGACTCTAGTGATCTCCGAAACCTTTACAAAGCATTTCGCCAGATGGATGAGGGATCTAAAAACGCTCTAAAAGATGAAGTGACATCAATAAGCGCATGGTCAGCAACCGAACTGCAATCTAGTTACACAATGAATCCAAAACCAAAACAGGCTCAAAAGGTTGCAGCTACAATCCGAGCCAATAAAGATCGAATTCCAAATGTGACCATCGGTGGTAACAAACAGAGATTTAGCGGCGGCGCAGTATCTGGTCAAGTATTGTTTGGCTCGGAGTTTGGCGGGCCAGCCCCGTTTGCTAACGGTGGCCGCCGATTCCCAGATCGATCTGATCCACAAGGTCGTGGAAACATTGGTTATGGCATTTTTAAGAAACTGAAAGAAATACAACCACGACTAACCAGAGAATGGAAAGACGCAATTGAGCGTCATGTCATAAAGAAATGGGATCAAAATGGCTGACGTTAGAACGCTCAAACTTAATCTACTAGCAGATGTAGATCAATTTAGTCGAAGCCTTGACAGGGCAGACAATCAAACAAAAGGTTTTGCTGGCAATCTTAAAAAGTATGGCAAGATTGCGGCTGGCGCTTTTGCAACCGCAGCTGTGGCCGCTGGAACTTACGCAGTCAAACTTGGTGTTGATAGTGTAGAAGCAGCAATCGAGGATGAACAAAGTCAAAAAACTCTAGCAAAAACATTAAAAAACACCACCAAAGCAACAGACACACAAGTCAAAAGTGTCGAGGATTATGTTAGAGCGCAACAGTTATCTTTAGGTATTTCAGACGGCAAGATTAGACCAGCATTAGGAAACCTTGCCAGAGCAACGGGAGATGTAACAAAGGCTCAAGATTTAACTAACTTGGCAATGGACATTAGTGCATCTACCGGGCGTGATCTTGAACAAGTATCTTTGACACTTGGTAAAGCTTACGGTGGCAACTTTGGTGCATTACAAAAACTCGGTATCCCTTTAGATGACAACATCAAAAAATCAGGAGATTTCAATGTTGTGCAAGCGGAATTAGTCCGTTTGTTTGGTGGTGCTGCTCAAGCAAATACCGAAACTTATGCAGGCAAATTGGCTATTTTGCAAGAGCGATTTAGTGACATTCAAGAGGGCCTTGGCGCAAAGTTATTGCCTAAATTAACAAATCTTTTAGACATTGTTATCAAAGTATCAAAAGCCTTTAGCGGCGAGGATCCTGATGGCCTGACTAATCGCGCCCGAGAACTAGCTGGCGAAGTTAATGATGGTGGCGAATACAGTTTGGGCCGTAGCCTTGTCGCTTTGGCTGATGCTTTCAAGATGATGTTTGATGCTTTGGTTAGTAAGAATGCAGCTGATGGACTTACTACCTTAGAGAAAACCGCTAATGCAATTAACAACATCTCTACTGCCATTGAGAAATTGTCCACCATGTATACCAAGATCAAACCTTTATTAAAGTTTTTGCCAAGCAATTTGATTGTGCAAGCTCTTGGCAAGTTACTTACAGAGGAAGCCAGAGCAGCTGGAGGCCCTGTGATGGCTGGTAAGGCTTACCGCGTTGGCGAGTTTGGCCCTGAAACTTTTGTGCCAAGTGGCTCTGGATCTATCCGCCCAGACACAGGCGGTAGCGGTGGCGTAACAATCATCATGAACGGTGTCATTGACGGTGAGTCTGCTCGCAGAAGCATTGAACGCTTACTCCAAGATTCATCACGCCGAACAGGTGCGATCAATCTAGTCGGGGCTACATTGTGACAACGTATGATCCGTATCCGACTGTCACTTTTGCAGGGGCTACAACTTACGCCGATAACACGATCTCATCTATCTCGATCCGCATGGGCCGCGATGATGTAACCACACAACCGCAACCGGGCTTTGCATCCATCAGACTTTGGACAGATGCTAGTGAGCCATTGAGTGTGGCCTTGAGTCAATCGGTATCGGTATCCATTGACAAGGGAACATCAGGCACACAAGAAATCTTTGCTGGCATCATTTCAGACATTGACATCAGCCTTGAGCAGTACGGATCAGAAGGCTCAATCGCCATCTACCAGATCACAGCCGTTGGACCGCTTTCGCAGCTGAACCGTCACTTGGTAGGTGGCTCAAACTATGCCAAAGAGTATGACGGCACAAGAATCCTAAACATCCTTAGTGAAGCATTCCTGCAATCATGGGCTGATTTAAGCTCGACAATCACATGGAACGATCTACCAAACGAAACCACTTGGGCGAGTTACGATGCTACCAATGTGGCCTTAGTTAATAACTTAACTGCCAATGTGGATGTGCCGGGTGTTTATGAATTGATGGCCTACTCCGATGGCGAAGCCGATGGCTACACGTTAGCGACCAATGCGGCCAACTCGGGGCGCGGTGTGCTTTGGGAAGGTGGCGATGGCGATCTGCACTATGACGATTACGCCAGCCGATCCACTGCGATCCCACTAACTCTTACAGCTGATGACATTTTGGCAGGTGGACTACGCACCGCCGCACAATGGGGTGAAATTGTAAATGATGTGAACGTGACATACCGAGCAGGTACTGAAAACGCCAGAGATGAAAATTCAATTATCCAATATGGACAGTTGTCAGGATCGCGCACGACTCAACTACATGATGCGTCAGCTGCCTTGTCACAGGCTCAAGATTTCCTAGAATCCCGGGCATACCCAAGAATTTACCCAGAGCAGATCACAATCCCTTTACACTCACCAACCGTCAGCGATGCCACTAGGGATGCCCTAGCAGCCGTCTACAACGGTTTAAGAGTGGATACCTCGGCATTACCAGCCGTCTTTGGAACTACCTTTGACGGCTTTGTTGAGGGCTACACATGGAACTTGACCCGATACACCGCTGACTTGGCCCTAACCTGCTCGGCATACTCTGAAACTTATTTGAGTATTATCTGGGATCAAATACCACCAACTACAACGTGGGCAGGTTATACTCCAAGTACCACAGAATGGGATGATTTATAATGGCTACAACTACCAATTACGGGTGGACTACCCCGGACAATACGGCTTACGTCAAAGATGGCGCATTGGCTATGCGTACTCTTGGCAGCGCGATTGATACAACTTTGGGCGGATTTCTAAACGTAAAGCAAATTGTAACTGGTTTTACAACTACCGCCGCTGGTTCATCATCATCAACCTTTGCAGATACTGGGCTAACGGCTACGATTACGCCAACGTCCGCATCAAGCAAAATCTTGGTTTTTGTTTCTCAAAATGGTTGTAAAAAAATTAATAACACAAGTATGAATCTGCGCGTAGTGCGTGGTGCAACAACTATTAGCAACTTTGGAATTCAAGTTGGCTACACCAATACGGCTTTGGAAATAGTTAATGGTGGAGTTTCTACCATGATCTATGACTCACCAGCAACAACAGCCGCAACAACTTACAAAACACAATTTAGCAGCCAAGCAAACATTGGCTTTGTTGATGCTCAATTTGCCAGCGCATCATCAACAATCGTACTCCTAGAAATAGAGGCATAATGACACACGATGAAGTAATGAAAACTTTAATTGATGCTGGATTCAATTCTGGATGGGTTGTGCGCGATGGCAAAATTGTTTTATGGGAAAACTCCGAAGCAGTCCCAAGCAAATTGTCTGACTGCGTTGAATTAGAAATCGTTACAACTGATAAACCAAAATCAACGAAAGCAAAGACAACGGCATAATGACATTCCTAGTTTGGTTTGCTCATAGTCCCATTGCATCATTTGTTAAGGTATTTGGTGCTGGTGTGCTTGGCTGGTTGCTTGTAAATGCTGACACACTTGGCATACATCCAGCATTAACCATTGGATTAGTTTCGGCATTACCGATCATCATTAACTGGTTAAACCCAGAGTATGACAATTACGGCAGGGCCAACTTAGATGAAACCGATTAAGTCAGGCATTGTTTCATTTCCCTACGGGGCTAAATACAAAACTGGTGGAATTCATAAAGGCATTGACTACCGGGCAAGTATAAACACACCAGTAGTAGCTGCAGTGTCGGGTGTAGTCGTACATGCTGGCAAGCACATTTACAAAAAAGGCTGGGGATACGCCTTTGGTATTCACGTCATAGTTGATAATGATGCCTTTGAGGACGGCACAGCAGGCCTGTGGGCAGGTTATTGCCACCTCAATGGAGTAACTGTGTCAGTTGGCCAGAGAGTGCGTCAGGGCCAATTAGTGGGCGTATCAGGCAACACAGGGCGATCTACTGGCCCACATCTACACTTCCAGATCCTTGCTAGTCGTACTTGGAATCCAATCAAGTTTCGCAACCCTGATAAATGGATAAAAGCATGAGCCAATACATAAGCCGTAAGTCAGACGCATCATCTAGAATCCCTATACAATCCTTGCAGGGTGATGTGTGGAGTACCTTAGAAGTAGATGGCCTGTATTCGGTTATTCCCAATGCAGACTCATCCACCGGGGCTTTCTTTGCTGCCTACCTAAACATCAAAACACCTAAAATTGGTGGCGCATCACAGCTGACAATCAAGTGGGTCAGAGATCCTAAAGGCATAAATGATGCAACTGGATACCAAACAATCAACCTTAATAAAGGCGGCACTACCTTTGTAAAGGATGTCTGGATTTTCCAATCAAAGAAAGGCCAACCAGTGGCATTGATGATGAAGCCAAATGGCAAAGCCACTATTACTACAAGGGAAATTAAGTTGGCCATCTCATGAATGGGTTAATCAATGCCGGGCAACTTGCGGCAGCTCTTATTGCGATCCTTACCCTTGTTGGAATGCTGGTCAAATGGGGCATAGTTAAGCCAATTAAGGCCTACATTGACACAATGACCTATGCCATCCAGCCTTATGCCAATGGCGGAAAATCCTTGCCAGACTTGATAAATAAAGTAGATGCACTACATCTAGTGGTACAAAACCACATAGACACAAGGCATGACACGCCTGTTTTCTCAAAGTGCTTGTGCGAGTCCTGCCTAACGTGCTAAAACTATTCATGTAAGCGCCAAGGCTTACAACTAAGAATAGGAAATCAGGGCATGACAATAGCAATCCTTTTTTATTGTGCAGTTTTATTTGGCTTAGGTGTCTTTACTGGCATCTACATTGAAGCACAACACCGCATTAAACTTCGAGCTAAATTTCGTGCGATGCATGGGCCAACCATTGAGGAATCAATGTGGCAAGACGGATGGAGAATCTAATGGCATTTGACATTTCTAATTACACAACCGTTGCCGAAAAGGTCGCAGAGTTTTACACCAAGTATCCAGAGGGATCAATCCAGTTTGAATTTATGGGTGTGATGCCGGGTGATCCTGAAAAGATTTGGGGCATTGCCAGAGCATACAGAACACCTGATGATCTGTTGCCGGGAGTTGGAACTGCCAGTGAATTTATTAAGGGCAAGAGTCCTTACACCGCTGGATCAGAGATTCAGAACTTGGAAACAAGTTGTTGGGGTCGTGCTTGCAGCTCATTGAATGTAGGTAACTCCAAGGGCCTTAGCTCGAAAGAGGAGATCATAGGCAGCCGAGAGCGCCAAGCACCGGGGCCAGCCAAGCCAAGAGAGGTTAAGGTGGTGCAAGAGCCACCCAGTGACCCAATCGAAGCCGACCCTTGGGCAGATGTACGCGCCTTGGATGAGGGCATAGAGCCTAGTCAAGATGAATCATTAGTGCCTTTATGCCTACATGGCGAGATGAATAGGCGTAGTGGTATCTCTAAAAAGACTGGCAAGCCATACGCTGGCTATTTCTGTGACAATGAGCCGCAATGTGATCCAAAGTTTGATCGCTCATGACTCAAGAACACAGCAAGCACTGTCACTGCGTATGCACTGACCTAGCAGACCTACAAGAAGCAATCGAAACAGCCCGGGCAATACACAATCGCCATGAGCCAAAAAACAACGATTGTTTAGTGTGCGGATCAAAAGATGAGAACTGTGAAAACTGCCGCTACCTAAAAGACTGCATTGTGTGTGCAGAGGAATGGCCTTGTGACACATACATAGCATTGGACTACATGGCATGAGTAGATGGCAGCTTGAATTTCACACAACACTAATGAGTCTGATCAGAATGGTCAGAAACCTTAGAAGCATGGATTGTGACCATTGTGCAGACTTACTGACAGATGTTTACAAATGCTTATCCAAAGAAACACAAGAAATCAGAGATAGGGCTAATCATGATGGACAATAAAGACGCAATGTTTGTATCAATACTAAAGAAACTCTATGGGGCTTATGAAGCGTTGCCCTACTTTAGTGAGTCATGCGAGATCTGCAGTGAAACACTAACTCCACAGGACATTGGTGTTGATCCATACAGAAATACTCGCACATGGATGACCAAATGTTGTGGTGAAGTGCAAACTTATGAGCAGAAATTAGAGCCAAAGCTTTAATAAAGAAACTAGCCAGTAGTTGGAGTGGTTCTTGATCCCTCGTCCGGACTACTGGCTAGTCCTCACATTGTAATCGCAAGACCGACAAAATGTCTAGGTAAGACTCAAACTACTGGCTGCCTTATCAGCTGCTAAACCGCCGTCAGATGGCGTGTCTTGGTATGCCTGATTGAGCATACAAAATGCAGAAATGCGAGCCTGATTACCAGTAATAAAACCGAACTGCCTTATTACATAACAAAATGGTAACGGGCATATGGCGCAGTTGGCTTATTCGTAGTGGATAAGCCCCTTTACAAGCGAAACTTATACAGTGACGGGTGTGGATCGGCTCGCTAAGAGCCATTCCTGCTCACTTGCCAGTTCTAGGTGTGAATCACTCTTAAACTTAATTACATGACATCTAGACAAGATAAATGGGTACAAGTCAGACAAGCTGAATTACTCAAGTATGTGAATGGAGTAGAGATGTTAAGTAAAGACCACACACAATTACAACAGGATTTCAATGATGCCAAACAGATAGCCGGGATGATTGATAGGACATGGAAAGAAAGGCTGGATCAACTTATGGACGTAATTATTGATACACATCCATCTGTCAATGTGCATTACCGCAATGGCATGATGGCGGCTTACAACATAATGCAAGGCATAGAGGATTAGAGATGCTTGACGTTAATTCCCCAAAGGGTCAAGAGTCACTGGAACATGAGCTAAGAGCAGTCCAGTTATGGTCACATCATTACCCGGATTACACCTACATACACACACCAAAGAATGGGCCAGCCTTAGTTGATGCAGTCATTGGTGACAACGATTGCAATGTAGTGGCAGTAGTAGAGCAGAAGTCCCGGAACATGAGCCTTAAGCAGCTGCAGGAATGGGACATGGAATGGCTAATAACCTACGACAAGATTGAAGCCGGGCGATACGTTGCCAACTCATTAGGTGTTCCATTCATAGGATTCCTATACTTAATCCCAGATGATTTGTTAATTACTAAACAATTATCCAATGCCAATGGCGAATGGACTTGTGACTTTAGAACAGCATTAACTGAAACACAAGAGACAATCAATGGTGGCAAAATAGTCAGAGAGAATGCCTACATTGATCTCACAGGGGCAAAACACATAAGGCAGACCTAATGACAATACTTGCAGGGCTAACACACAATGGGAAAGTCTATTTGGGTGCTGATAGAGCAATGTCAGATAGTAACTTCATTAGCCCATTAGCCAAGCCTAAGATTCGCAAGGTAGGCCCGTATCTAATTGGATACAGTGGGTCATTGGGTACAGGGCAACTTACAACCTTTGCTACCTATCCAGACATAAACACACACAACCTTGAGCAGTGGATGCGTATGTCATTCTGTGGGGCATTACAACGTGCAGCTGATGAATACAAGATTGACATCAGTACGGATGACAATGGGGCTGACTTACTGGTAGGGGTACATGGCAGACTATTTGAGATCAGCACTATTGATTGGTCAGTTGGGGAATACAACATGATTGCTACTGGGTCAGGCTTTCCATTTGCAATGGGATCATTACATGCAACACGTCACACTGATGATCCATTGTGGCGCATCAGAGAAGCTGTAGGGGCTGCTATCAAATACAGCCCATCATGTGTAGGGCCTATAGATGTATTGGTCGCATGAGTAAGGCACACTCCCGAGGTACAGATACACAGTGGCGTAACCTACGCAAGGCATGCTTCCAAGTGTGGGGTAAGACCTGCATGTATTGTGGTGACCGGGCTACCGAGGTGGATCACATCATTGAAGTGGCCAGAGGTGGGACTAACACCATTGATAACCTGCAACCATTGTGCAAGCCCTGTCACATGGCCAAGACAGTTGCGTTTAACACAGTGCGTCCTAGCGGCTCACAGAAGCCTGTAGGCGTTTTTTCTGGGCGTGTGCCACCCACAGACTCCCTTGCAGGAATCTCTCCCCTAATGACCAGATTTGATCCACCAACAACCGAAAGGCCTAAGTCATGACCCCAAAGAAACCGATAGTGGCAGAGGTCAAACCAATGACTATCTACCTATACTTGGAATCGGCTTTGGCAGCATCAAATTGGATTGCCAAAACTGATGCAGCTGCCGTCCATCTCGCCCGGCGCATGGCCACAGCGTTAGATACGGCTTTTGACATGGGCGCTGATCTTAAAGACATAACGGCCCTATCTGGTAAGTTTCTAACAGTGTTGCAACAACTCCACTTAACCGTAGAAACTCGTACTGCCAGTAAACAAGAGGAAAATGATGGAACAGCCTATGTCGGAGATTTCCTACGGCTTGTCAAAACCAAGAATCCAAAGCCCGCCACTAAAGTTGCCAACCGCAGGCCCGCTAGTAAGCCAGCTAGCGGATGAGTTAGGTGTTCCATTACTGCCTTGGCAATCACACGTTTTAGATGATGCCCTAAAGGTAAATCCAGATGGCACATGGGCAAGATCCCAAGTGGGTGTTTTGGTAGCTAGGCAAAATGGAAAAACGCACATGATGCGGATGAGGATGCTGGCTGGCCTATTTATCTTTGGAGAGAAAAGCATCATTGCCATGTCACAGACAAGGCAACTATCACTAGATACTTTCAAGCAAACCGTAGACATGGCCGAAAGCCTTGACTGGATGCGTAAGCGGATCAAGCGTGTGTCCCGGACTAACGGCCAAGAGGAGATAGAGGTTTACTGCCACCACTACCCAAAGTCATGTAGCACTAAATGCGAGAGATTGAGAAAGTACGCAATTAGAGCTGCAACCAGCGAGGGCCCGCGTGGCTCAACCGCTGACTTGCTTTATGTAGATGAACTCCGAGAAATTGACGAAGCCACTTGGGCAGCTGTAACTCCGATTACCCGAGCAAGGCCAAATGCTCAAGTCTTTTGGACTTCAAATGCTGGCGACCTAAATAGCAATGTCCTTAATGAACAAAGGCGTAGAGCCTTAACTTTTGAGTCCAGCCGAATGGGTTATTACGAATACAGCGCACCGCCCGGATCAGATGTAAATGATGAAAAGGCTTGGGCAATGGCTAACCCTGCAATGGGCCACACAATTACAAAAGAAAACATCAAGGATGCGTCAATCTTTGATACAAAAGACGCTTTCAAAACTGAAACACTTTGCATGTGGGTAGATGCTATTGATTCACCTTGGCCAATGGACATGTGGAATGCAGGCGAAAGGGAAATAGGGCTAGAGGATGAATTACCTACATGGATGGCTATTGACCTTAATTTCAATAGAGAGATTGCCTGTTTAGTTACTATTCAAGAGCGCCCAGAGGGAATGGCGGTATTCCTACATGAATGGCAACGTGATGGCGGAATAAATGATCTTGAACTAACTGGCGAACTGGCTACCCTAGCTCGTAGATACAGGCCTAGAAAATTTGCTTATGATCCAAACACTGCAGGATACATTGCCCCACGATTGGCGCAGGCTGGAATTGCTACCGAGCCAACACCTTGGGCATCAGCTGGCTTTGCTATTAGTTGCGATCAAACACTTAATGCAATGCAATCGGGTAAATTCATTCATCCCGGACAACCGACATTACACAGTCACTTAGTCTCATGTGCTAGACGGCCAGCATCAGATGGTGGATGGCGCATTGCTCGTAGAGCGGCGCAAGTCCCGATCACAGCTGCAGTCGCTTTAGTAATGGCAGCGGGTCATGCTTGTGCGCCACAACAGACTGTGACTATCATTAGTGCTTAAGGTCTACTTGGCAGTACCCCAATGTGCGGGTTAGTCACTCCTATCACTAACCCGCACATTTCCCGACACGCTATACAGATGCTTGAATGTCACACATTTATGAGATAATGCAGTATGGGACTTATTGATTTCTTATTGGGTACGACTCCAGAAAAATCAGATGTGCAAGCCAAAGCAAATTTGGCTATACCTTACTACCAAGATAATTTCAGCCCATTCCAATCTTTTGGTATTAACCGCAGCGATGCTATGCAAGTACCAGCTGTAGCCAGAGCCAGAAACATTATCTGTGGAACTATTGGCGAACTGGGATTACATTCTTACAATGAAATTACAGGTGCAAGGATTGAGGGCCGCCAACTACTTAAGCAACCTGATCCAGCCTTGCCACGCATCATTACAATGCTTTGGACAGTAGAGGATCTGTTATTCTTTGGCCGCGCTCACTGGCTGGTGCTTGAAGTTAGTCCAGAGGATGGCAGACCGATTGCATGTCGGCGCATTGATCCAACCCGGGTAACTTTCACTACTGACTTACAAACTGACGAAATACTAAATGGCTTTTACTTAGACGGTAATTTATTACCTGCCTATGGCGTTGGCTCATTGATTATGTTTAGTGGTGTAGATGAGGGCTTACTCAATCGTGGTGGCCGAACCATTAGAACTGCATTAGAACTTGAAATGGCAGTAAGCCGAATGGCTGCCGAACCTAATCCAACAATGGTAATTAAGAATACTGGCGTGGATCTACCGCCAGAGCAGGTTTCAAGTTTGTTGGCTCAATGGAAACTAGCCAGACAACAACGCTCAACCGCTTACTTGTCAGGGCCTTTGGATGTAACCACATTTGGCTATGATGCCGGACAAATGCAACTTACTGAATCACGCTTAAATACAGCTGCAGAAATTGCGCGACTATGCAACATCCCGGCATGGTACATCAACGCCGAAAGCGCCAGCGCTACTTACTCAAATGTAAGTCAAGAGCGTAGAAGCCTTGTGGACTTTTCACTGAAGCCGTACATGGCCTGTATATCCGAGAGATTGTCGATGAACGATATGACTCCTCGTGGATCGGTTGTGAAGTTTGATCTAGACGATTACTTGCGTGGTAATCCACTAGAGCAAATTGAAGTCCTAGAAAGAATGATTGCCGCTGGAATTATCAGCGTTGATGAAGCGCGTGAGGAAATGGAATTAGCCCCGAGAGGAAATGAAGCAAATGCAACTTAGTTTTGAGGGTCAAGTATTGGCCGCATCAGTTGAGACCAGAACCATCAGAGGTTTGGTAGTGCCGTTTGGAAAAAGCGGAAATACATCAGCAGGCCCAGTGCGCTTTGAGTTTGGCGCTTTTGGTGACATTGACCCAAGTGAAATTGTGTTAAACATGGAACATGACCGCACACGCCCATTGGGTCGCGGCATCGGAGATTCTTTAGAAGTAAGCCCAGCAGGCATTTCAATGGCATTCAAGATTGCACCTACTGGCGCTGGCAATGATGCACTTGTAGAAGCATCAGAGGGATTACGCCCGGCATTTAGCATTGAAGCCAATGTCAATGAGTACACCATCGAAAAAGGTGTCATGGTCGTATCATCTGCAAAGCTCGAAGCCGTTGCACATGTAACTAACCCAGCATTCAAGGATGCACAGATTTCTCAGGTCGCAGCTTGCGATCCTGAGGACCAAACCACCGAAGCAGAAACCCCTGCCGAGGATGAACCACAGGAGACAACAGTGGACGAAGTAACAACACCAGTTGCAGATGAAGTAACAGCAGCCGCTGTTGTTCACGCTGCTGCACCAGTGGCTTACACCAAGCCGCGCTCACCAATCAAGACCCAAGCACATTTCCTAGAGCATTCAATCAAGGCTCAACGCGGAAATCACGAAAGTGCCGAATGGATTGCACACGCAAAGGCAGAGGATGCAAAGCATGTAACTGCAGCTGACGATTCCTTTACAACCAACCCAGCATTCAAGCCAATTCAGTATGTATCACAGGTAGTAGATACACAGATCGGCGCTCGTGGCGCGATTGATGCAATCGGCACACGCTCACTTCCAAACGCAGGCATGACAGTTTCGATCCCAAAGATCACAACTTCAGGCAGCGTTGCAGAAACAGCAGAAGGTGCTGGCCCATCCGAAACTGGAATTGTATCAGCTTATGTTGATGCAACTGTAAAGGCCTACAAGGGACTACAGCGTTATTCTGTCGAGCTCTTTGACCGCGCAGATCCGTCCTTTTATGCTGCGATGCTTGATAACATGCGGAGAGTTTACGCTCAAGCAACCGAAGCAGCAGTAATTGCTGAACTAACTGCAGGTGGAACACAGGCAACTGCAACCGCCGCAGATGTTGATGGCATTGTGTCATTCGTTAAGACCGAAACCCCGGCTGCATACCTTGCAACTGGCGAATTGGCCACACGTTACATTGCTGGCACATCCCAATGGGGTCTGCTAATTGGCGCGCAGGATTCATCCAAGCGACCAATCTTTAGTGCATCACAGCCACAAAACGCTGCCGGTGCAGTTGGTACACAGTCACTTCGCGGAAACGTAATGGGCCTAGACCTTTACGTATCCAACAAGGCTGTTTCAACCAACATTGATGAATCAGCATTTATTGTTGTTCCATCATCTGTTGCAATCTACGAAAGCCCAGTATTGCAGCTGTCAACAAACGTAGTTACAACTGGCGAGATTGAAACAATGCTTTACGGTTACATGGCCGTCAAGACAATCACCGCAGGCGGAGTACGTCGCTTTAACCTGACCTAAGTCAGCGTTAGTTAGAAGTGTGGGGGATGCGGCCCTGTGTCCCCCACACACTTACAAGAATTGGATTAAGACATGGCACTAATTACACTAAGCGAGTTAAAAGCCGTACTTGGTATTGGTGACATTTACGCAGATGCAATTGTGCAAGAAGTAGCCGATGCAGCTGAAAACATAGTCCTATCTTTACTTACTAAAAACCAATGGGCCGTAGTTGCTCATCAGCGTACAAACTTAGTAAACACAATTACGACAGATCGCCCGCATGATGTTTATGTCGGCCAGTCAGTAGTAATTGCTAACAGTGGCGCAAACTTTGATGGAACTAAAACAATCACAAAAGTTACCGAATACACAATGTCATTTACTGGCACTGGATCGGACTACCCAAAGCATGGTGTCGTGCCTTACGGATCAGTAAGCGCCACACAATACATTGATTACTCAACCGTTGATGAGGTACGTCAAGCAGCGCTTGCAATTGCAGCCGACATTTGGATCACACGCACTGGCACACTTGGCCAGCAAGGTGTGGACTTTCAAAGCCCAGCACCATACCGTTTAGGTCGTTCCCTATTTACCCGAGTATCTGGATTACTTGGCAAGTGGATGGACACTAGAGGAATGGTTGGCTAATGGCTGACCTAGCAACATACCGTGATGCACTCGCCGCAACTCTTGCAGCTGCCGGGCGAGTAGTTTACGCATACCCAAATGAAAACATCACCCCGCCAGCAATTGTGCTTGTGCCGGGATCGCCTTATATAACCGTTAGTGCCATTGGTGGCGCTCGTTGTAATGTGCGCTTTGACATCACAGTAATTGTTAATGCAGCTGACAACCGAGCTGCCTTAGCCAACTTGGAAACTTTAATCTTTTCAGTAACTGATCTACTAGCCAATAACATTTCGTTATTAGGTGGATGGTCACAACCCACAGTCCAGCAGATCGGAAACGCCGACATGCTTATCAGCCAACTCAACATCGAGATGGTCACAACCAACTAGAAAGGCAAGTCATGCCAGCAACATACATAACTGGTCGGAATCTGACTTTGAGCATCAACTCGGTGTCATACGCAGATCAGGCATCAACCGTCACACTAGAGCGCGAAAACAATCAGCAGGTACTTGAAGTGCTATCTGGTCGCGCCTACAAGACCGTAGACAAGACCGCCACACTAAACGTGGATCTATACCTAGACGATTCAGCATCAGCAGGAATTATCTCGGCAATCTGGGATGCAGCAAACAGCGCACCTGACACATCACTAGCGTTCACTTTTGATGTCAATGGCGATACTTTTGCTGGCAACGTTTTCCCGGTATTTCCAACCGTTGGTGGCGCTGCTACTGACGTATTGACCACATCTCTCAGCTTCGTTGTTGAGGATGGAACAGTAACCCGAACATAATCGAGAGAACAGGGCAACCCTTATGAAATACGAAATCACTACACAACAGGGCAACAAATACGAAGTGCATGACAACAATGCTTGGCTGTGGATCGAGATCGAAAGAGAACTTGGATTTACAGTTAGGCAGGTGGCCCAAAAGATAGATGAAGGCTCGCTGGATGTAATCACCTGTATGTTGTTTAAGGCTGCTAAAGCCCAAGGCAAAACACAGATGCCAAATCAGCAAGCATGGGTTACTAATGAGTTTGAAACTTGGGATGTGATCGAGGAAAACCCAAAAGAGAACTCGCAGACGGACTCGTCAGAATAGCGGTTACAACCGGGATTCCCTTGTCTGATCTGTACCAGTGGTCACTCGCTGACATCAATACCGCTTTACAACTAATAGCAGAAAGGAATGGACATGGCTGAAAGAGTAACGGTTAAGATCCAACCTGACGCTAGGGATTTGAGAAATCTTTACAAAGCATTTCGCGAAATGGATGAAGGTTCAAAAAACGCTTTGAAGGATGAAGTTACCTCTATCAGCGTATGGTCAGCAACTGAATTGCAATCAAGTTACACAATGAATCCAAAACCAAAACAGGCTCAAAAGGTTGCAGCTACAATCCGCGCCAATAAAGACCGAATACCAAATGTGACTATCGGTGGCAATAAACAGCGATTTAGCGGTGGGGCAGTATCTGGCCAAGTATTATTTGGCTCGGAGTTTGGTGGCCCAGCACCTTTTGCTAATGGTGGTCGTAGATTCCCAGAGCGATCCGATCGAGAAGGTCGAGGAAACATTGGCTATGGCATTTTCAAAAAATTAAAAGACATCCAACCTCGACTTACCAGTGAATGGAAAGACGCGGTAAAGCGTCATGTCATAAAGAAATGGGATGAAAATGGCTGACGTTAGAACGCTCAAACTCAATCTATTGGCAGATGTAGATCAATTTAGCCGAAGCCTAGATCGCGCTGATAATCAAGCGAAAGGTTTTACAGGCAATCTTAAGAAGTACGGAAAGATTGCGGCTGGGGCTTTTGTAGCTGCTGGCGCTGCGGCTGGAACTTATGCTATTAAGTTAGGCATAGATGGCGTGAACGCGGCGATTGAGGACGAGCAAAGTCAAAAAACTTTAGCCAAAACATTAAAGAACACAACTGGCGCAACTGATGAACAAATTAAATCAACTGAAAAATACATAACTAAACAACAATTAGCCTTTGGTGTATCCGATACTAAGCTCCGCCCGGCACTTGGCAATTTAGCCCGAGCCACAGGCGATGTCACCAAGGCTCAAGATCTTACTAACTTAGCAATGGACATTAGTGCGTCTACTGGCAAAGATCTCGAAACCGTATCGCTTACCCTTGGCAAGGCTTATGACGGGAACTTTGGTGCGTTAAAAAGATTAGGCATTCCTTTAGATGAAAGCATCACAAAATCTGGCGATTTTAATGTGGTACAAGCCGAATTAACTAGATTGTTTGGTGGCGCAGCAGCTGCAAACACCGAAACTTACGCTGGAAAATTAGACATCTTAAGAGAGCGATTTAGCGAAATACAAGAAGGCCTTGGCCAAAAGTTATTACCTAAACTCACTGAACTTTTAGACATTGTTATCAAAGTATCAAAAGCCTTTAGCGGCGAGGATCCTGATGGCCTTACTAATCGCGCCCGGGAACTAGCTGGAGAAGTTAGCGATAACGGCGAATACAGTTTAGGTCGAAGTTTAGTAAATTTAGTTGATGCCTTTAAAACAATGTTTGGGGCATTAACCAGCAGTGAAGCATCAACAGGTTTAACTAATTTAGAAAAAACTGCCAACGCATTTAACAACATTGCAACCGCCATTACAAACATCTCGGATGCTTATTCTAAGTTAAAACCTTTTACGAAGTTTTTGCCAAGTGAATTTATTAAAAGCAAAATCTGGGATGCCTTGACAAACGATCCAGCAAAAGCGGCTGGTGGCTCGGTAATGGGTGGCAAGGCTTACACCGTTGGCGAGTTTGGCCCTGAAACCTTTGTGCCAAATGGCTCGGGATCTATCCGCCCTAATGGTGGGCTTGGCGGTGGCGTGACAATCATCATGAATGGTGTCATTGACGGTGAGTCAGCTCGCAGAAGCATTGAGAAG